CGATAAACGTATCGCTGAAGACAAATTAGCTCTTGAGCGAGAAAAGATGGAAGTACGGGAAGAAACCGACGAAGAGAAGATGCGAAGTCAGGAAGACATTGCAGCGCTCAGAGCCTCTATCTCCCGTGAAAAAATGAACCAACCTAAAAACAAAGGAAAATAATGCCGATTTCTTACAAAGACCCTATTGATGATCCTTTATATGATCCGCCTAAAGAGGATAGGGACCCTAAAATTGGGGACCTCCTTGTAGGTCCTTCGGCTGATGAAATTCAAGCTATGATAGATGAGGCTCTTTCTCAAGGAATGGGTCCAGAAGAAATTCAAGCCTTAGTCAAAAAAATGCTCGACGAACAAGCCGGACCCGATTTAAGTGGCTACGCTCAACAGGGAGACATAGACACCGCAATTGAAGCGGCGCTTGCCGGACAAACGGGACCCGATTTAAGCGGCTATGCTCAACAGGGAGACATAAAGTCAGCCATTGAAGCGGCGCTTGCCGGACAAACAGGACCCGATTTAAGCGGCTATGCTGAACAGGGAGACATAGAGAAAGCTATTGAAGCAGCGCTTGCCGGACAAGCGGGACCCGATTTAAGCGGCTATGCTCAAACAGGAGACATCCAAGAGATGATCGACGCAGCGTTTGCCGGACAAGAGGGGCCCGATTTAAGCGGCTACGCTCAAACAGGAGATATGGACGCAGCTATAGCAGCAGCCATGCAGGGTTTTAGTATAGATGATCAACTACGCGACGCCATGGAAGTATGGGGAAAGGATTTCATGCCTAACACGGACCTGAGTCAGTATATGACGGCAGACGTGGTTCAACAGATGATTGATGACGGACTTGCTAACGGCATGAGCGCGGAAGCCGTACTAAAAATGATTGAGGAATATGGCGGTCCTATGGACCCGGCCGAAATACAACGGATGATCGCAGACTCACAGGCGTCTCTTGAGGCTCTAGGTGGACTAACCGAATCTCAAATACAACAGATGATTACTGAGGGTCTGGCTAATGGAATGAGTATGGAAGACATACAGGCTATGATTGCCGACGCCACAGGCGGCGTCCTAGATGAAGCCAGCATACAGACTATGATCACGGATGCACAAGCCACTCTTGAATCTTTGGGCGGACTAACCCAAGAACAGATACAGGCTATGATTACTGATGGTCTGGCTAATGGAATGAGCCCGGAAGACATACAAACCATGATTGACGACGCTACAGGCGGAAACCTAACCCCAGAAGAAATACAAACTCTGATCACGGATGCACAAGCGTCTCTTGAATCTTTGGGCGGACTAACCCAAGAACAGATACAGACCATGATTACTGAGGGTCTGGCTAATGGAATGAGCCCGGAAGACATACAAACCATGATTGATGACGCCACAGGCGGAACTCTAACCCCAGAAGAAATACAAACTCTGATAGCTGAGGCACAGGCGTCTCTTGAATCTTTGGGCGGACTAACCGAAGCTGAAATACAGGCTATGATTACTGAGGGTCTGGCTAATGGATTGACCGCAGAAGAAATACAAGCGCTGATTGCCGACGCCACAGGCGGAGCCTTAGACGAAGCCACTATTCAGCAGTTAATAGATGCTGCAATCGCCGCCTCTCAAACAGGAGAGACAGGCATAGAGGGAATGTCTCAGGAAGATATTCAAGCGCTATTGGACTCAGGTTATATGACAGTGGATCAAATCAATTCTTTACTAGGGGAATCAGGGAGTAGGATTGATGCCCTTACAAGCCAATTAGAAGGCGCTGGATACTTAGGACAAGAAGGCGTTGACTCTTCAGTACAAGCGGCATTGGACGCTGCTTTAGGTGAAGGCGGATCAATTAACTCTGCAATAGCCTCAGCTCTGCAAGGGGCTGGTGGCGGCCAAACAACACCCCCTGACGATCCTGTAGACACAGGCATGAATTTTACACAACCCTATACTCCTGGGAATTTTCCAACAAACCCTTATGGAGACGTAAACCCTTATCAACTAATGTACGGACAGTTTGCCGGAACCACTCCTTATAGTGGTGGATCAACAACGGGCGCAGAAACGCCAACAGGATTAGGGACACTAAACCTTGGAGACCCTGCACAATACAATTTTGATATACCCACAACACTAGGGGTGGATTTATATCCTTCCGGAATAGGCTAGACAGGAGATAAAATTATTGACACTATAGATTTTGCTTATAAACTATTAAAAATAGTTGAAGAGAAACAAGAACGAGTAAAAATGATGATGCTTAACGGTGAAGTTAAGAACTGGGAGCATTATCGACACTTGACCGGACAAACAGAAGCCTTGGCTTATGTGAAGACCGAGATAAACACGTTACTAGATAAACAAGGAGACTAAACCTGTGAGTGACGCAAATTCCGCCCTTGAACAGAAATGGGCGCAGGAAGAGGCCAATAAGGCCCCTTTACAAAAAGCCTATGAAAAAGTTGGCAACAAGAAAACGGATGAAGAAAAACTAAATCCGGAAAAACTATCTTCTGATTTATTAAACCAGCTTCCTGAACCAACCGGTTGGCGTATCCTTATTCTTCCCTACCGCGGCCAAGCTCGCACAGAGGGAGGCATATATCTAACAGAGAAAACCGTAGAACGGCAACAAATAGCCACGGTCCTTGGTTATGTGTTAAAAACAGGTGAACTCGCTTATCAAGATGAAAATAAATTTCCAACAGGTCCTTGGTGTGAAGCCGGGGATTGGGTTTTGTTCGGACGATATGCTGGCTCTCGCTTTGAAATAGAAGGCGGAGAAGTCAAAATATTGAACGATGACGAAATCATTGCGAAAGTAACCGACCCAGAAGCAATTCTGCATAATTATTAACATGAGGATTAAATCATGCCAGCACAAGAACTAACACAAACAGATGAAGAAAAAATGGTGGACCTGGATGTTTCCGGCCCTGCCGTCGACGTCGAACTACCACAAGAAGGAGCCATAATAACCGAAGTCGAACAAGAAACGGCTAAGGAAGAACAAATACCGCAAGTAAAGGTCATAGAGGTAGAGCAAGAAAAATCCGATGAGCTTGAAAGCTACAGTAAAAGCGTTAAAACCCGGATTAACAAACTAACCGGGAAACTAAGAGAGGCTGAACGAAGAGAGAAAGCCGCTACAGAGTATGCGCAAAACGTAAAAACAGAGAACACGAAACTAAGAACAAGAAATTCTGCGCTGGATGGAAATTATATTGTGGAGTTTGCCAACAGGATCACCACAGAAACAGAAGCCGCAAAAGCAGCGCTTAAAGCAGCAACTGAAATGGACGATGTTGAAAACCAAGTTGAGGCACAACAAAAACTAGCACGATTAGCAGTTGAGGCCCAAAACCTTAAGACTATGAACACACAAAGAAAACAGAGCCGAGCTATATCCGAAGCCGCTAGAAAAGGGCTAATTAAGGCCCCTGTAAATACGGCCTCTGTTCCTACAGCCCCTACGCCACCTGATCCAAAAGCGGAAGCATGGGCAGAAAAAAATAACTGGTTTGGTAGTGATACGGCTATGACCATGACCAGTTTTGTAATTCATCGACAGCTCACTGAAGAAGAAGGGTTTGACGCAAGCGAAGATCAGTACTATGATGAGATAGATAAACGAATGAGAGATGAGTTTCCACATAAGTTTAATGGAGGCTCTAATCTACAAGACAACCGTCCCGCTCAAACGGTCGCATCTGCAACACGCAGCGCGAAAAAAGGGCGCGGTAAGACCACTGTGAGACTCACACCATCACAGGTTGCAATCGCCAAAAAATTAGGTGTGCCACTAGAAGAGTACGCAAAATACGTGAAGGAGTAAAAAATGGATAAAACCACAACAGACGTAAAAGAAACAACTCGAGCTTCACGCGAGACCGATACCCGAGAAAAAAAATCTCGGCGTAGACCTTGGTCTCCACCATCCGCACTGGATGCACCCCCAGCCCCTGAAGGTTATCGACATAGATGGGTAAGAACAGAGGTCCGCGGACAATCTGACACAAAAAACATGTCAGCAAGACTCCGTGAAGGATACGAACCTGTGAGAGCAGACGAATATCCGGACTTTGAAGCTCCCACCATTGAAGACGGCAAACACGCAGGATGTATTGGGGTAGGAGGGCTGATATTAGCTCGTATACCTGAAGAAACCGTAAAAGAACGGCAACACCATTTCGATTCAAGAACTGAAGGACAAATGGACGCTGTTGATAACGACTACTTTAGAGACGGCTCGCATCCCTCCATGTCGGTTTCAAAACCAAATCGACAAACTCGTGTAACTTTGGGCGGTAAGAGAGCAGTTGACGACAACTAATCTTTTATCGGTAATATTAATAATTCATCGTTATTTAGGAGACTAAATAAATGGCTAACGTAGATAAAGCCTTCGGGCTTCGTCCGTACAAAGGTCTTAATGTTGGTTCGGCTGTACAAGAAGCAAACAAATACAATATTGCACCCGCTGGATATGATACAAGCATCTTTCAAGGTGACTTGTGCATATTCGCAGGTGGTTATATCAACAGGGCAGCAGCTAGTTCTGCTAACATTGTTGGCGTATTTTCACATTGCTACTATGTTGCATCTGACGGCACTCCGACCTTTAAGAATTATTACCCAGCGGATACGACTGCACTCGGAAGTGGCGCCATAGAAGCATATATCTATGACGACCCTAACCAAATGTTTGTAATACAAGCAGATGGTGCCTCAGCAGTAACTTGTGTAGGCAGAAATGCAGACACAGACGGTATTGGCGGTAGTACAACAACGGGCGTAAGCACTCGAGAGCTTGATTCAAGCACAATAAACACCACCCAAGCTTTACAGCTTAAGATTATGGGTGCGGTTCAAGATGATACTAACGGGGATCTCACAGCGAATAATGCAAATTTGGTTGTAATAATCAATGAGCACGCTTATAGAGGTCCTGTAGCTGGAACATAAGGAGTAAATAATGGCTATAAGTAGAGCGCAACTCGTAAAAGAATTGCTACCTGGCTTAAATGCTCTCTTTGGACTAGAGTACAGTCGCTATGACCAAGAACATGAAGCAATTTATGATACTGAGTCTAGTGACCGGGCTTTTGAAGAAGAGGTTATGCTCACTGGTTTCGATACAGCACCTGTTAAATCAGAAGGAGCCGGAGTGGCATTCGATCAAGCACAAGAAGCCTTTACGTCTAGATATACCCATGAAACGATTGCATTGGCATTCAGCATTACTGAAGAAGCTATCGAGGATAATCTTTATGACAAATTGTCAGCAAGATACACTCGTGCGCTC